ATGGCGCTGTCTGATGCGTGGTTGCGTTCAGTCGTTGGAAAGGAACGCGATAAGGTTTTGGTTAAATCAGATCGTGATGGTCTGTCTGTCAGAGTATCACCGAAAGGTCGCGTAGTGTTCCAATATCGTTATCAATGGGCAGGGAAAGGCGAGCGACTTGATATCGGAACTTACCCGGCAACTGGATTAAAAGAGGCCAGAGAAGAAGTTATCCGTCTTCGTGGTGAACTTGAGTCAAACCGCAATCCACGATTGGTCAGGCAGGCAGAAAAACGCAAAGCTACTGAAGCCATGACGGTAGAGTCTGTGATCCGTGCCTGGTATGAAGCATATTGTGTAAAAAATAAAAAAGGTTCTGAGCAGATACTCCGCTCATTTGAACTGCATCTGTTCTCTAAAATCGGGAGTATCCCTCATGATGCAGCTACATTGCATGATTGGTTAGAGGTCCTGGAGCCTCTTAGCACTAAGACTCCGGCAATAGCAGACCGATTGCTAATTAACGCAAAGCAGGCCCATGTCTGGGCGTATAAGCGAAAGTTTATTGAAACTCGCCCGCTGTCGGACATCACGGGTAAAGATATGGATATCCGTAAAGGTCAGAAGAAACGGTTTCTGACACACGATGAAATTAAAATTCTTTATGCTGCGATCGATGGTTCTCGAATGGTTCCCAAATACCGGGCCTTCATTAAACTATTGCTGCATTTCGGCTGTCGTAGTTCAGAGCTGATTACTGCCAGGGTGGATGATTTTGATTTCATTAATAAGGTATGGACTGTACCGCCAGAACGACATAAGACAGGTGATATAACAGGCGAACCGCTAAAGCGCCCCATTATTGAACCGGTTGAAGAGCTTATAAAATACGTTATCTCTATGAACAACGGTTCCGATATGCTTTTTACCAAGGAAGGAAGCAAGGAGCCAGTTGGTCGGACATCATTGCAGTCGCTGCCTTACAATTTAATGCAGTACGCATGGCGGCGTTTGGGGTATCAATTTCCTCATTGGTCTCTTCATGATTTGAGACGAACAGCACGAACAAACTTTTCTGATCTTACTGCGCCTCATATTGCTGAAATAATGCTCGGTCATAAACTGCCAGGGGTATGGCAAGTTTATGATAAGAGTGATTATCTAGAAGAACAGCGTAAAGCCTATCAGGCATGGTGGGATAGGGTTGATTCGATTCTTACTTACACTAATTTAGGTTCCAACAGACAGCCTATTGAATAATGAATGGACATACAGAGTAAGAAAATAGTAATGATTCTTGGATTATAATTAACTGGTTGCTGATATTTCGATTTGCTGATTTATGAAGAGGCAGTCATTATACTTATAAAAATACCACTCCTTATCCTTACAGAAATAAGGAGTGGAAACAGTTATGGCTGAGACTCTGGTTTAGCAATCTCGTTTATAAATTTCTTAGCTACAACAGTCTCATACTTTCTATAATCATCAAGATATTGAACATCTATATGATTTTTGTAGCGAGCATTAAATTTATTTGCAGTCCCTGTTTTATCATCTTTACGTTCATCCGTTGGTCTGAAAAATTTATGGTAGCGGCGGGGTGATACCCCCTCAAAATCACAAAATATTACTTTGGATGATTCTTCGTTCTTTGTTATTGCATCATTATGCAGATCAAGAGCAAGGCTTTTATCAAATGGCTCTATATATACTACTTTTTTTATTCCAGCTGCGACAATATGCCTTGCACAGTTGTGGCAGGGATAGGTTGTCGTAAAAAGAATTTTATCTTTAGTATCGCCGTTTTGTTTTCTAGCCATTGATGTAATGACGTCCATTTCAGCATGAATTGATCTGGAATACTCCATTACACTTGATATTTTGCTGTCTTTGTAAATGCCTTCTGCAATATTATCTAATTTGTTTAGAAGTCGTGTTATATTAATATCGGCAACAGTTTGTCCTGCGGAAATACCTAATACATTTCTTACTTCGGTTGATAATATGCTTTTTATACGGTCTTTAATTTTTAGCTTGTTTGCATCATTATAACACTTACCACTTTTGTGAACGCATCGATGATCGTTATCAAAATCATCACTGCTATACAACCCGCCACCAGCTTTAGGTACGTCGTTCTTACCCACGGCAAGCAAATTCCCTTCATCATCAAACAGTGCAGCCCCTACTTGACGTGATAAACAAGCTGATTGTAATGATGTTGAAAAGGCAGCATACATACCTTTCTCGTTAAAAGTTGGTGTTAAACCATTTTTGCCATGAATAAGACCGAAAAACCGATCAATCTTCTTCTTTAATTCACTTTTTTGGCTGAAGTTATTTTTAATAAAAAAATCTGAATCAAGAATGGTTTCCCCGGTTCTTTGTCCATACGGATCAGAGGATTTATTATCAATATTGATAATTAAATGAAGGTCGTCCTTTGTCGATTCGTCAGCAATGAGATTCGGAATTCGGTAATCTAAATCGCGCAAAACTCCTAATAAATAGAAATTATGCTGATATATAACTCTGAATAACTCTATTTCTTCCGGCCTTTTGAATTGATCAATGATGAAGACAGTACCTTTATATTCATCATTATTATAATCAATATTATTTTTCTCTGCTGCGATTGCTGCAATAGCAGCTTCTGCAAGCAACTCATTTTTTTTGTAATGTTTACGAAGCTTATTGGCAATATCCTGGAGTTTTAAATGTCTATTAACTTGTGTGCTTTCGGATACCTCCAGTGCTGCTGGCTCAAAATATAATGGGTTTTCCATAAGCGCACTTATGCGGATGTGTACAACATTATACCCCCATTCTTTGGATATCTCTTCGATAATTTTGTTTATCGTTCTCATGCCACATCCAACATATCCACACAATCCAAGATAAATATCTTTTGATTGTCGTGAATTCACAATCTCAAGTGATGATGCTGATGTTGAGCCTTTTTTTTCATTCAGCTTTTGTGGAGTTTTTTTTGCTGCTTCAGCCATTGCTAATTACCTAGTCGAAAACTATATCAGTATTTATTATTTCAAAAAATGCATCAAGAATTTCTTTATTTTTCTTTTTACTTTCAAATGAAATGACATTATCTTGATTAAATGTTGTTAATTCAATGCAGATAGAATCAACCTGATCATTGGCGGCGATGCTAGATTCTATTTCATTAAATGCTATTACATTCATTTATCTTATCCAAACATAATAAAAAACCATATGGCCTTTAGTGTACAACAAAACCATACTCTTTCCCCTCTTTTTAGAGGGGGAAGTGTGGTCCACATCATGTTTTTCCCCACCCATGAAAATGTTCACCTATGCCGGTGAGGCATTTTATGTACATCAACTCTTTGAGTTGAATCATTATTTTAGTATTTTTTCTATCATTGTGTAAATGTCTTCGTTTCAATACATCATGCTTGGGGAGCGGTCCCAGTTTCCTGATAATTAATGCTTGTGGATAGCAACGTCCGTGCCTGTATCGCTCAGACAGACGCTGACCGTGCCATAGACGTGTCTGTTCACATACGTCATTCAATAACTCCTGCAAACCTGTAAATCTTGCGTGACGCCCATTTATTTGGGCATGATTTAATATCAGGATCTGGAAAATCAGGTCTGTATTTCTGGCCAGTTCTCCGGTTTACGCTGTTCCAGCGAAGAACTGTCGATACTGAAACGCCACAGAAGTCGGCGACTTGTTTAGTTGTCATTAAGTTGTTCATTACTTCACCTCCTGCGTCGGTTCCGGTAGCGGCATCCAGTGGGTTACTTTCGATGCCGGTTCTTCCCCATTGTCAGTAACTGCCCACCATTTGTTTCTCGAACAATCGTAATACCCTTCGAAGGTATCGCACTCAGTCCAGCCGTAAGACTTACCCCAACACCAAACATATTGTTTATCGTTCGGCATTCGCTCACTACAGCTTATCCAACCATCCGGAGTTACCGGAGAGTTGCCAGACAGCTTGTTCAACTTGTAAGTCTGGCTTACAGGTTTGACACCGTGAAGCATGGTGGCGCGGCAGGCGTTCCAGCCTTCATCAAAACCGACTATGCCATTATTTAAAGACGGACGAGCATCTGGCACCACCGGCACTGGCTTGGCTATATATAGCGGCTGAACATACCAGCCCTTTGATAACCAACTGTCAGCAATGTTTTTACTCCTGGTTATTGCTGGAATACCTAAGCCATTGTCTGAATGTAGCCATGCCACCGGCTCCTCTTCCAGCGATGCCAGAGCAATTTCATAAGCACGGCGCTCAATATCGTCTCGAACCTCTAGGCTGCTGATACGCTCTTTGATTTCTTTAATCAGTTCTTTATCGGTAAATGTGGTCATTATGCTCCAGCCTCCGGTGCTTTTGGCATTACTGCCCAGTGAGTGATATTGACGCTTTCAATGTCCCCGACCTGAAATGTCCACTGCCATTCTCCGGTTTCTTTTTGTCCCCAGGTGTACCAGAGAGAACGCCAGCCAATCAGCCAGCCTTCTCCGTTAGCATCAAATAACAGAACACTTTCATTTGCTGGTGGTAGTTCAGCTGACACTGGTATTATTTTGTTTTCCAGTGCCGCACATTTAGCTTCAAGCGCATCGAATTTACGTACCAGGTACTCAGCATTTGTTTCGTTCACTTTCAGATCTCGCGGTACACATTTCCCGCGAAGAAACCCTTCCATTTCGAAAACATTCATGCGCATTTGCGTAACTCCGATAACTCGTTAAAACGTTCCATAAACATCCCGTAGGCATGGCCTGGTGACAGTGGAATAACTTTGAACATCTCTGTCGCCGGGATACCTTCCAGTACAGGCCAGAAAGAGCCATCATCAAGCCCGAGATCGCGGCGTTCGGTTGCCAGCATGATGAGATCGGCATATTTCACGGGCGTGCTCATAACCGGGGGTAATCCGTATTTCTCACGGATGACGACGTCTATTTTTTCTTCCATCCGTTTATAGTCAGGAAGAAGGCGTTTCAGTGGTGCGGGGATGTCCTGGCAATATGCTTCTGTTGCATCATGCATTAACGCTTCAAAAGCAAATTCCTGCGGTACCAGCTGGCTGCAAAGCACCGCATGTTGGGCGACGCTGTAGAAGTGTGAAAGATGTCCTGCAAAGCGACAGATATTTGAAAGGGAAACCGCGATATCGTTAATAACGATGTCGTCTTTATTTATCCTGTCATAATAAAAATGCTTCCCGGAAAAAGTTTTAATAAATGACATATTGTTCTCCACGTATATGCGCTGTACCGCGCTGAATTCTGGTAAAAGGAAGCCATCACCATCCGGCGATTATTGAGTAAATTATGTTTCCATAAATGCCCCCGCAGGGGCATTTGCAGTAATGAAATCAGGCGGTGAAAGTACCAATAAAGGTTTCTACTTTGCTGTCTTTAAATTTCTCAACAAGCAGATCACGAAATTCGTTAGCCATTTCTTCCTGCACTGCTTCCAGCTGAATAATGCGCAGAACCAGTACAGGACGATCGCCAGTGATAATGTTGAGGCGTAATTTAAACGGACGTTCTTTAAGGCCTTCAAACGGAACGCATTTAAATTCAAATGCCACTGGCATAATGTCTTTGGTCTTCGCTTCGACAGACTCCATCAGGGAGCGTTTGCCGCTGAAGTCATTATCTTCAAAATCAGCGGTCTGGTTTGCTTCAATCGTGATTTTACGGACTGCCGCAGCCGCTTTTGTTGCCTGAATAGCGTCACCATTAGCATCAAAGCCCACAAGGTAGTCGGCCCAGTCTTCAATCCATTCTGCCAGTGACTTCTGGGAGTTACGCTCGCCGTTAACAGACAACAGAGCAGAGAACGGTGCTGTCTTTTTCAGTTTGAGAGTGGCGGTGTTATCTGCGTGACCTGGTTCATCAATAGTACCCAGGTTAAGTACACTGACGGCACGCATATTATCAGCATCGATAAAGCAGCGGGTGCCTTCATCTGCAAGATCTTTAGAATAACGGGTAAAGTCATCGATGCTGGCAGTGGAAAGCGCACCACGGAAACGGAAGCGATTTAAATTAAATTTTTCCAGATCATGAATGCGGAAATTCTCAGGCAATGCCACAGCATCGGCACCAATCTTACTGATAATTTCATTAACACCCTGAGCAGAAATAAGGGCATGGATTTGATTAATTGCGGTTGCGTCTAAGTTCTGAGACATAATAAGTCCTCACTATATAAAGATATTCAGTGATGAGATAAATAATCAGTTAATTAAGAACGATATTAATGACCTGCTGCGCGGAGTTTTCCGTCAGGTTCACCGGCAAGAGTCAGTAATTGTCCCTGGTCTTCCTGCAGAATAGTCAGGCGACCACCGCGATTGACATACATCGGCGTTTCGGTGGTGTCTTCTTCGGAAATTTTCCCGCGGTTAGTCGGGCGAACATATGAGAGTTTGTGCTTGATTTTCACACGGTTCTCATCAAACGGTTCGATTTCCAGGTTGAGCGAGACCTTACCTTTGGTTTTCGTGTTCATCACACCGGAAGCGACTTCACTGAGAACTGCGCCGATTTTGGTTTCAAATACGCCGCCGTCCAGCTCCCCGATAAATGCCTGCACATCAGTACTGCGTTCGCTAGCCATTTTGCTGCTCCTCATCATATCGACCCTGCAAGGCCGGTTGGTTTCTCCACAAAACAGAGAAGAACACCTGCGGTGGCAGCCGCCCGGATGGATTGGGTTATGAGCCCGTCGTCCGGTGATGCTCTTCTCTGTTTTGTAAAAAGAGCGGTACCAGCCGGAAGCAAGTGTACAAACTGGTACCGCCAAAGCAGTGGCTGTTGTGGTGGGGTTGTCACTCAGGCGTATGGTCAACCTGACAATCCGGTGTCCTCAACGGGGAAAGAGTAACCCCGCCATACTTACCGCCGCGCCATTTCGCGGATTACCACAACGCTGAGAGCACTTAGCCAGTTACGGCACCACACTTTGTCGCGGTTCCATAAATGCCCTCATCGTTGCACCCTGGTCTCTTCCCAGGCGTCAAACCGGATCGCCGCGCTGGTTAGGCGTCTTATCAGCATCATCATTGACTTGCACATTCCGGCTACCTGGTTTGTTTGCCCGAGCAAGGAGTGGATTGTCCCCTTTAACGTCCCCAGACCGCTAACGACGCATGTGCCATACGCCGTGTTACAACCAAATTTTGTTAGTACCTTGTTTGTTGGTCTGGAAAGAAAGATAAAATGAAGTTGCGCATTATGCAAGTGTTTTTATTGCGAGATATGCAATTTGATGGGTAATGAAAAGCCACCTTCGGGTGGCTAATTGATGAGGAAGTAAGGGTTAATTGTGTCGTTTAAGGGTTTGTGACTGGCTGATTAAGACCTTTCCAAAGACCATAAACCGGTGTTCATTTTCGCTGGTAATTCCCCATTCACGGTAAATCTGGTTATCAGATATCACCAGTAGTTTGTCAGGTATCATTTGCAGTCGTTTGACATAAATTTTATCATCAAAACCAAATACATAGATACCATCTCCATCAAACTGATTGATACTGACATCAACGAAGATGAGATCTCCTGGCTCAATGGTTGGACACATACTGTCCCCACGAACGTTGATAACTTTAATGTGATTGGCTGGTCGTCCGCCAAACATCGATACAGCATTATCAGTTCTGTATTCAATGGCATGAATCACATCAATGACATCACCGCCCTGGATAAGGCCATTTCCCGCACTGGCACTGACATCCAGCATTTCAATACGGAATACATCCTTCACCTGCGCAACATCCTCACCAATACTGTTTTTACATACAGTATTACTTTTGACGTCTGAGGTAAAGAGATCAGCAATATCAACACCTAAGCTCCTGGCAATATTACTCAGGGCTTGTTCAGTGAATTGTTTCTGCTTACCTGTTTCCAGGCGCGAGATATTCGCCGCATCCACTCCTATTGCTTCAGCGAGATCGGCGATTTTCATGTTCTTCGCCTGGCGAAGTTGTCTGACTCGGTTTCCTATGTTCATGCGTTTATTACATTTCTTTATTGCGCGTTAAGCAAATCAACTTGCGCAAAATATTTGCGTGAAATAATATGCTCATCACGCAATATGTGGAGGTTATATGCAATCACCATTACGAAATGTGCGTAAGGCGCACGGGTTTACTTTGCAGCATGTTGCTGCGGGCGTTCAGGTTAATCCAGCAACGCTGAGTCGTATTGAGAGACTGGAACAAATTCCATCTATCGATCTTGCAGAGCGTCTGGCCAATTTTTTTAAGGGTGAAATCAGCGAAATGCAGATTCTTTATCCGGCACGTTTTCAATCTAGCCAAAACCAGAATGGGTTTAAACCACAGGAACAGGAGGTAAGCCGTGGGTAAGCATCACTGGAAAGTGGAAAAACAGCCTGAGTGGTACGTGAAAGCTGTCAGAAAAACTATCGCGGCGTTGCCGGGGGGTTACGCTGAAGCTGCTGAGTGGCTGGATGTAACAGAGAACGCTTTATTCAACCGCCTTCGTGCAGATGGCAATCAGATTTTCCCGCTGGGATGGGCAATGATTTTACAGCGCGCGGCTGGCACTCACTACATTGCGGATGCTGTCGCACAGTCTGCAGGTGGGGTGTTTGTATCGCTTCCTGACATTGAGGAAGTTGAGAACGCCGATATAAACCAGCGCCTGCTGGAAGTCATCGAACAGATCGGGAGTTACTCAAAACAGATTCGTTCGGCAATCGAAGATGGGGTAGTGGAGCCACACGAGCAGACAGCAATTAATGATGAGTTGTATCTGTCAATTTCGAAGCTCCAGGAGCATGCAGCACTGGTCTACAAAATCTTTTGCGCTCCAGAAAAGAGTGACGCCCGCGAGTGTGCAGCTCCGGGCGTCGTGGCGTTTTGTGTCTGTGGAGAAACTAACGCATGAACAGTTTAACGGCAAATAACCGTTTGTCGCAACAGCTGGTGGTCAGCGTCTCTGAACACCTGTTGTTACGGCATGAATGCAGATTACCAAATCACCTGGCTGTAAGTAACCACAGAGAACTTTACCTGACTGTGGGGGGCGAGTTGTGCAGGAACTTAACCGCTGGTTTCGTGACGGAAGAGGGCTTTATGTTCATGTTATTCGTTGGGAACCAGAAACACAGCGCGTTATCTATCTTCGCAAAGACTACCCGCATGAGTGCTTTAGTCCTTTGTGGAAATTCAGGCGTGATTTTGTTGAGTGTGAAGGACCACCAGCACATTGATTCTGCCATTCCGGGACGTTACACTGTTCAGGCACCTTATAAAGCGGGTGCCGGGATTGGCGTCCTGGAATTGCATACGGCGACAATTGGCGCGTTAGCGTCTTTTTTGTTGCTACAACTCAGCTATACCCAAATTATGGTGGGCTGGGTGGGGGCACCGAAAGGTGCGCCGGTTTCCGTATGCGCCGGTTACGCCAACCCTGCTCAGTTCACCACCAGCGAAATTGGCGTTTCCGGTGGTGGAAGTTATCCATTGCATACGGAGGCTGCCATCATGGCTACGATCCCTGCCTTAGTACAACCTGAACTTTGCATTATTGCAGACAAAGTTGTTACTTCTTCTCTGGCTGTTGCTAGTTATTTCGGCAAACAACACAAAAATGTCATTCAAAAAATTGCGTCTCTTGAATGCTCTGCCGAATTTACTGAGCTGAATTTTCAGCTCAGTGAGTACATCGACGCATCAGGCCGCAAACTACCTTGCTATCAAATAACCCGCGACGGCTTTGCGTTTCTTGCTATGGGTTTCACGGGTAAACGTGCTGCCCAGTTCAAAGAGGCATATATCAATGCCTTTAACCAGATGGAGAAACAGCTTTCAAAACCCCCTGTACCGAGCGACGTTGCACATAACGCCAGCGTTCTCTATTCCTACATTTCATCAATTCATCAGGTCTGGCTGCAGCAGCTTTATCCTATGTTGGCAAAAGCCGAATCTCCGCTGGCTGTTAGCTTGTATGACTATATTAATGATGCTTCGGCGCTGGCCTGCCTCATAAATTTGTCGCTGAACCCTTCAGAGGTAAGGGGGCGCAAATGATCCGGAATATTTTCAAACGGTTTACCAATCAGACTTTCCGTTGTCCTCGTCCGGGTCAGTGGTACACCACACCTGCAGGGCATGTTCTACGTGTTAGCCTGGTTGACCGTGAATGTCAGAAGGTGATTTGTGAACCGCTGGGCCGTAATTACCGCGTCAGTATGCCGCTTATAGCCTTTCGCTCCGGAAAAAACATGAAGCATCTCGGAGGTGCAGCATGAGTATGGAGCTGATGGTTAAAGCGATGAAAATTCGAGTGGGTAATCCATTGCGAAAACTGGTTCTGATCAAGCTGGCTGATAATGCCAGCGATCAGGGTGAGTGCTGGCCCAGCTACCAGCATATTGCTGACCAGTGCGAGATTAGCAAACGTTCTGTGATGAATCATATTGCGGCCCTTTGTGAGTCCGGGCTGGTAAAAAAAGTCACCCGGAAAGGTGAAAAAGGTAACTCAAGTAATATCTATCTCCTTCATCTTGATGGTGCAGGAGATTCACTAGGGGGTAGTGCAAATAATTCACTATCTGGTGCAGCAAATTCACCAGGTAGTGCAGGAGTTGCACCAGGGGGTAGTGCAGGAGATTCACCCAGAACCAGTCACTCTTTTGAACCAGTCAATGAACCAATAGCTGTTGGTGCATCAGTTGATGAGTCCGTGCGAGTTCGTTCAAACCGACCGGAATACTCTCCGGAGTTTGAGCAGGCATGGCTGGTATATCCCAAACGTGCTGGTGGCAATTCAAAATCTGCAGCCTTCAAAGCCTGGAAAGCCCGTTTGAATGAGGGGGTAAACCCCGAAACCATGCTGGAAGGTGTGAAACGCTACGCGGGCTGGGTATCTGCGATGGGTAACAGCGGCACACAATTTGTGAAACAGGCTGTCACGTTCTTTGGCCCGGATCGTCATTTCGAAGAATCCTGGGAAGTTCCTGCGGTATCTGCAGCCAGACGTGAGGACCCGTACTTCAAAGCCAGTTACGACAACGTGGACTACAGCCAGATCCCGGCAGGATTCAGGGGGTGATCATGAGTCTTTTGAATGAAGTTCAGAAATTCATTGAAGCCCATCCGGGGTGTACTTCCGGAGACATTGCGGATGCTTTTGCAGGTTACTCACGGCAGCGCGTTCTGCAGTCAGCAAGCAAGTTACGTCAGAGTGGGCGTGTGGCTCACCGTTGTGAAGGAGATACACGCAGACATTTCCCACGCCTGACTGAGAGAGCGCAGGAGCCGGAACCACAACCAGTTCGTGAAACCAGACCTGTGCGCAATTTCTATGTCGGCACTAACGATCCCCGGGTGATTTTGTGCCTGACCCGCCAGGCTGAAGAACTGGAGTCAAGGGGCTTATACCGTCGTGCTGCAACCGTGTGGATGGCGGCATTCCGTGAAAGCCACTCCCAGCCAGAACGAAACAATTTTCTGGCACGTCGTGAGCGGTGCTTACGGAAAAGCAGCAAGCGCGCTGCATCGGGTGAAGAGTGGTATCTGTCAGGGAATTTCGTGGGGGCTTAATGAGTAATAAATATTGCCAGGCGCTGGTGGAACTGCGGAACAAACCAGCCCATGAACTGAAGGAAGTGGGCGATCAGTGGCGCACGCCGGATAACATTTTCTGGGGAATTAACACCCTGTTTGGCCCGTTTGTTCTGGATCTGTTCACTGATGGTGATAACGCCAAATGTGCCGCTTATTACACTGCGGAAGACAACGCGCTGGCGCATGACTGGTCAGAACGTCTTGCGGAGCTTAAAGGTGCTGCCTTTGGTAATCCCCCATACAGCCGCGCCAGTCAGCATGAGGGGCAATACATCACCGGCATGCGTTACATCATGAAACATGCCAGTGCCATGCGTGATAAAGGCGGGCGCTATGTTTTCCTGATCAAAGCTGCCACCAGCGAAGTGTGGTGGCCGGAAGATGCAGATCATATTGCTTTTATTCGCGGGCGTATTGGTTTTGAACTGCCTGCCTGGTTTATCCCGAAAGATGAGAAGCAGGTGCCGACAGGCGCTTTCTTCGCTGGTGCTATTGCTGTTTTCGACAAGACCTGGAAGGGACCGGCAATCAGCTACATCGGGCGCGATGAACTTGAGGCATGTGGTGAGGCGTTTCTGGCGCAGGTTCGCCAGCAGGCGGAAAAACTGGTCAGGGAGATGGCGGCATGACGACGTTAACTCAATGCCAGCAGCAGGTGCTGGATATGCTGATTTCTTATCAGAAAGAACGTGGCTTCCCGCCAACCAATCAGGAGGTGGCAACCATGCTGGGATACCGTTCAGTGAATGCAGCGGTGGAGCATCTTCGCGCACTGGAGAAAAAAGGCGTCATCACGATAAAGCGTGGTGTGGCCCGGGGGATCACGCTTCATACCGTGGTGAAGGACGACGACAGCGAGGCGGTCGGGATTATCCGCTCACTGCTTGCCGGTGAGGAAAACGCCAGGCTGCGTGCAGCCCATTGGTTACATGAGAGAGGCCTGAAAGTATGAAGCTGATCCTGCCTTTTCCGCCCAGCGTGAACACGTACTGGCGACACCCCAACAAAGGGGCGTTTGCTGGTAAGAGCCTGATAAGCGCGGCGGGGCGAAAATTCCAGAGCGCGGCGTGTGCAGCAATAGTTGAGCAGTTACGTCGTCTGCCGAAACCAACGTCGGCACCTGCTTCAGTGGAGATCGTGTTGTTTCCTCCGGATAACCGGATCCGCGATCTGGACAACTATAACAAGGCGCTGTTTGACGCCCTGACCCACGCGGGGGTGTGGGAAGACGACAGTCAGGTGAAAAGAATGCTGGTGGAGTGGGGACCGGTTATCCCGGAGGGGAAGGTCGAGATCACTATCAGTAAGTACGAAAAAGCGAGTTGCAAATTAGCAACTCGGTAACGGAATTGAGCAACACCCTAAATTTGGGTATTACCTCGTTAAAGATACTGTATTTATGAACAGTGTATCCTTGATAACTATTAAAAATCGCAGTAAGTTCATCCTGCATCAACGAAAAGGGAGTGCAGTCCCGCTCGTGGATAAAAATTTGTGGAGAAACCAATGAATCAGTTGCTTGTAATTGATGGCGTTTCTGTGCGCCAGTACTTCGAATCTAACTACTGTCTTAACGACCTTCAGAAAGCTGCTCTTCTTGCCGCTGGTGAGAATCGCTCCTCCCGTTCGCTGGAAGTTCACGAGTTTATGCGTCGTCCTGAAACGAAGGCTCTTGTGGAATTATTGGAAGAAGAAACTACGGGAGATTCCCGTAGTATTCCTGTCATCACCATTCAGGGGCGCAATGGTGGGACGTATGTCTGTAAAGAGCTGGTCTATGCATATGCAATGTGGATCAGCCCGGCATTCAGCTTAAAAGTGATACGTACTTTTGATGCGCTTCATAATTCATCACCAGAAGAAACCACATCCGACAAAATTAAATCCGGGGTCATTCTGCTTGAATCAGCAGCAAAGACTCTAAATCTGTCAAACTCCTCGAAACTTGGTGCATACCAGAAATTATCAAAGGTAGCTGGTCTTCCTGAACTTATGCCGATCTATGCCATTGATGCACCTGCTGATGCGCCAGATGGTTCAAGCCGCCCTACGCTGTCGCTGAGTGCACTGCTGAAGCAGTATGGTATCCGCCTGACGGCTAATCAGGCATATCACCAGATGGCGAAGCTGGGGATCGTTGAACAACGCGAACGATACAGTCGTACCGCGATTAACAACATCAAAAAATTCTGGTCGCTGACCGCGAAAGGCTGCATGTTCGGCAAGAACATCACCAGTCCTGCAAATCCGCGCGAGACGCAGCCGCATTTCTTCGAATCCCGATTCCCTGAGCTGTTAAAGCTGCTCGATACCGTTCATTGAGGTGACCGTGAGAGCACTACTGACCCCTGAAATTGCCCCGCGTATGGGGATCGTATTGTTCAGACCAGGTTCAGAGCTGATGCCCTTGTTTATGCAGGGGCGTGTCCTGCTGGAGCCTGAGCCGGAACGTTATTCATCTTTCGCCAGTGGTGCCGTTCCGGCGGCATCACAACCGCTGGCGGATGATCCTGCCGTTCGGGCCGTGTTCCGCAATGAGGCAGTGATCCGTCGTGCTGGTGGCGTGGAATGTCTTGAAAGCTGGTTACTTCGTGAAAAAGGCTGCCAGTGGCCTCATTCCGACTGGCACAGCGAGAATATGACAACAATGCGACACGCTACGGGCGCAATCCGTCTGTGCTGGCACTGCGATAACCAGCTGCGCGATCAGTTCACGGAACGGCTGGAATCAATGGCAACGGATAACTGTGCCCGCTGGGTGTTGTCTGTTGTGCGTCGGGATCTCGGTTTTGATGATAGTCACGTTGTGACAATGCCGGAACTGTGCTGGTGGCTGATTCGTAATGACCTGGCGGATGCCTTACCGGAAAGTGCAGCCCGTAAGGCACTGAGATTACCAAAGCCTGTTGTGCCGTCTGTCACCCGGGAAAGTGACCTTGTGCCTTCGGTTCCTGCCACCAGCATCATCCAGGATAAGGCAAAAAAGGTGCTGGCGCTGAAAGTGGATCCGGAGTCGCCGGAGTCTTTTATGTTACGCCCAAAACGTCGCCGCTGGGTTAATGAAAAGTACACGCGCTGGGTTAAGACACAGCCGTGTGCATGTTGTGGAAAGCCTGCTGATGATCCCCACCACCTGATAGGTCACGGTCAGGGTGGAATGGGAACAAAAGCGCATGACCTCTTTGTGTTGCCTTTGTGCAGAAAGCATCACGACGAGCTGCATGCGGATACCGTGGCATTTGAAGAGAAGTATGGCTCCCAGCTGGAGCTGATATTTCGTTTTATCGATCGTGCGCTGGCAACAGGCGTACTGGCGTAAGTGGAGAACGAGCATGAACCTTGAAGCCTTACCAAAATATTACTCCCCAAAATCTCCAAAATTGAGTGATGACGCACCGGCGACAGGCTCGGGTGGTTTAACGATTACGGATGTGATGGCTGCGCAGGGGATGGTGCAGTCGAAAGCACCACTGGGTTTTGCCTTATTCCTGGCAAAAGTTGGTGTTCAGGATCCTCAGTTTGCGATTGAAGGTCTGCTCAATTACGCGATGGCACTGGATAACCCGACATTGAATAAATTGAGTGAAGAAATCCGGTTACAGATCATCCCTTACCTTGTGAATTTTGCCTTTGCTGATTATTCCAGGTCTGCGGCAAGTAAGGCTCGCTGTGAGCATTGTGCAGGTACTGGATTTCATAATGTATTGCGCGAAGTGGTGAAACACTCCAGAAGCGGGGAATCTGTTATCAAGGAAGAGTGGGTGAAGGAACTATGTCAGCATTGCCATGGTAAGGGAGAAGTCAGCACAGCGTGCAGAGGGTGTAAGGGTAAAGGTATTGTCCTGGATGAAAAAAGGACCCGGCTTCATGGCGCGCCTGTTTATAAGATTTGTGGGCGTTGCAATGGAAACCGGTTTAGTCGTTTACCAACGACACTGGCGCGGTGTCATGTCCAGAAGCTGGTACCAGCCCTGACTGATTATCAGTGGTACACAGGATATGCAGATGTCATTGATAAACTGGTTACAAAGTGCTGGCAGGAAGAAGCATATGCTGAGGTGCAATTAAGAAAAGTGACGAGATAAATGATTTTCGCCGAAGATGGCGACGTAATGCTTGCATTTTTCAAAAAATATGGATAAAGTGTTTTCAACAATGGGCTTTGTATACCCGACGTTAAGAAAAAGTAGAAAACCCGCTGATGAGCGGGTTTTTGTGCTTTAAATAGGGTAATAGAGATGTTGAATCTCATTTCGGGATTCATGTTTGTTTACTTATTATTTATCGGGTGACTTTGTTTTCTGCCTGATGTTTAAAATGTTTTCTTCCAGTACAATGTCCCTAGATACAATGAGTCTGCTTATTACATTATTAGCAGAGCTATTACGGTCAAAGTACAGCATAAGCTTTTAAAGCCAATCAACCAGTCATCAAGACAGACGGGGTTATCCATGAAAACTCTCCATGTTTGATTCGATGGGGCCTGAAATTAAAGCTTTAATATAGCTCATGAAAGGTAAACATTGGCAGCTGAAGGGCCACGCAGACCATTTATCCGGCAAAATTCCACGCGTAATCCGGTGGCAATTTCTTCTGCATCGCGGAGATTGAGCGCTGAAACATGAAGCTGGACATCGATACGACCATCGGATGGGGTGATAAGACCCTTGCCGCTTTTGCCGTCAAAGGTTTTGACAATTCCTGTCATTTTACGGGACAAAAAAATTCCTTAATACTGATAACTGGGCGCACTATACACACCTTCCTGAAGAAAGCTATAGTTTTTTGATGGGGTTGAAGATGGCTGGATGTCTAAAATAAACATTGCTTCATATGTTCAACTATGCGTTAATGATTGCGTCGGTTTGAAGAACAGACGATATACGAAGTAGTTTACTAAAGCAGTTCTCATTTCAGGTGTTATTCACTTATTCCTTCTTTGAGTCTCTCCAATTAAGTACGAAGTCGTTTCTGTTATACAAGCCATTTATGCCGAAAGGCTCAAGTTAAGGAATGTAGAATGTCAAATAAAATGACTGGTTTAGTAAAATGGTTTAACGCTGATAAAGGTTTTGGCTTTATTTCTCCTGTTGATGGTAGTAAAGATGTGTTTGTGCATTTTTCTGCGATTCAGAATGATAATTTTCGAACCTTATTTGAAGGTCAAAAGGTTACCTTCTCTGTAGAGAGTGGTGCTAAAGGTCCTGCAGCAGCAAATGTCATAATTACTGATTAAAATTCATAGTTTGTCTGTATACGATAACGAAGAAGGCTGATGCCTGAGTGGAGATACAGACAGAGTGGTGAATATTGGATCTCTTTAATAAATAGTAAGGAGGTCCAATACATGAAACAATGGCCAGCATATTTGGCAATAACTTAATCAGGAAAAGTATGCTAACCATTGTGGTGAAGTGCAGGTTTGCTGCATGAATAGTTTTACAGCAGAAGCTAACTGCTGGCATAGCAAAACAAAGTGCGTAAGTGGATGACTCCCACAAAAAGCACCACAATATTAAACCCGCTCAGGCGGGTTTTTTATTATCTGCTTTAAATATGTTATTAAAATATAAAAAATACTTGTTACGAATAAAATCAATCAAGCTACAGCTTTAAGATTTGTCTGGAATACTTTGTTGCAATGAGGGCAGATCAAAAGGGCACCTTTTTGTACTCTTGAAAAACTGTGTTCTGACTCTTGGGTGCAGTTTGGGCAGGAACATTTAACGAGATAATTACGGCGTGATTTTGAGTCTTTACGTTCTGACATAGGCTTTTCCTGTATAAATAGCCGTATACAGTACACTAAATATGAAAACATATCTCGTATTATTATTTAATATATGATTTTCTTTTAAAATAATTACCCACATTTTTAATGTGTCTGTTTTTTAGCGCCGTTGAGAACAACGTTTGCTATAAAAACTAACCCATAGACTCCGATCTTTTCAAACATATTGCACCATCTGTGTACATCGGGGTGAGGATATGAAATCAATGGATAAGTTAACAACAGGTATCGCCTATGGCACATCGGCTGGTAATGCTGGTTTCTGGGCATTGCAGTTACTCGATAAAGTAACTCCGTCACAGTGGGCTGCAATCGGTGTGCTGGGTAGTCTGGTTTTTGGCCTGCTGACGTATCTGACAAACCTTTATTTCAAGATTAAAGAAGACAGGCGTAAGGTTGCGAGAAGAGAGTAATCCAATGACACAAGACTATGAACTGGTTGTGAAAGGAGTCCGCAATTTTGAGAATAAAGTGGCGGTAACTGTAGCCTTACGGGACAAAAAACGCTTTGACGGTGAAATTTTTGACCTGGACATCTCGCTGGACCGTGTTGAAGGTGCCGCGCTGGAGTTTTATGAGGCAGCAGCGAGAAGGAGCATCAGACAGTTCTTCCTGGATGTTGCTGCCGGGTTATGTGAAGGAGATGAGCTGTCGCCGGAAAAGCGCCCGGTAATTTTAGAGGCGCAGAATGTGTGGATAACCTACAAAGGAAAGCTACCGGGAAGAATTACAGGTTCTCTGAAGACGCCACCGACGGCATTGCGGTCAGAAAAAGATGATATTGAATCGCCCATTGAAAAACTGGAGAGCAGCGTCGCTGATCTGAATAAAAAATTGTTGGTGCTGATTCCTTCTGAAGATGAAAAAAAACGCCGCGATGAGCAGTTTGCGGCGTTTTACGATTATTGCATTGAAGTTACTCGCAGGAATTTTGTGAAGATTTTTGAGGAGGGTAAATCTCTTCAGTAAGCTTAATGGCGGACGCTGCAATTAATTCAGGAAGGTCCGCAAGGTCATCTGTCAGTGGATATGATGAAAAATCGGCGGCAGTTCTGTTAAGAAGCGCTTTAACTAATTCCTTTTCCTTCTCCGGCAACAAGTTGATTAGAGCTACGACTGCTTGCCTGAGTGCGATTAAATCAGCAAAAGTTTGTTTTGGTAGATTTGTGTAATCCATAGTCGCCTCGGTGTTTATCAGATTGACATCCTCCTCCCGCCAGTGCCCATCACTGGTGAGGTAAGATTTAACATATCCGGGGATTTGAAGCCGATAAATCCTGATAAATATCCATGAACGTAAAAATCAGATACAGCCTGTCGGCCGCTGTTCTGGCACTGATTGCCGCCAGTGCTCCTGCCCCTGACATTCTCGATCAGTTTCTGGATGAAAAAGAGGGGAATCACACCACTGCATACCGCGATGGCTCCGGCATATGGACCATCTGTCGGGGAGCAACGATGGTGGACGGTAAACCTGTTATTCCGGGAATGAAACTGTCGAAGGAAAAATGCGCCCAGGTTAACGCCATTGAGCGGGATAAGGCGCTGGCATGGGTGGAGCGCAATATAAAAGTTCCACTGACCGAGCCACAGAAAGCCGGTATCGCGTCATTCTGTCCCTATAACATTGGCCCTGGTAAGTGTTTTCCGTCGACGTTTTATAAGCGGCTTAATGCCGGTGATCGTAAAGGCGCATGCGAGGCGATTCGCTGGTGGATAAAGGACGGTGGACGTGATTGCCGCATTCGTTCAAATAATTGTTACGGTCAGGTTATTCGTCGTGACCAGGAGAGTGCATTAACCTGCTGGGGGATAGAACAGTGAATCAGATATTCACGGTGATTTTGCTCGTGTTGGTAGGATTTGTCGTAGGTAATGTCTGGAGCGACAGAGGATGGCAAAAAAATGGGCGGAGCGTGATGCTGCCGAATTATCTCAAGAGGTAAATGTCCAATTTGCTGCTCGAATAATTGAACAGGGGCGAACTATATCCCGTGATGAGGCTGTTAAAGATGCACAACAGAAAGCCGCTGAAATTTCTGCCAGGGCTGCTGATCTGTCTGATAGTGTTAACCAGCTGCGTGCCGAAGCAACAAAATATGCCATACGCCTTGACGCAGCGCAGCATACCGCAAATCTTGCCGCTGCCGTCAGAGGCAAAACAACCAAAGCCGCCGAAGGAATGCTCACCAACATGCTCGGAGATATTGCAGCAGAAGCTCAGCTTTATGCTGAAATTGCTGACAAACGCTACATCGCAGGAGTGACTTGTCAACGGATTTATGAATCTTTAAGAGATAAAAAATATCAGATGTAGATTAATATTAAATCGGATTATTTTTAGCGCTGAATGTGAAATTTAAATAAAAAGGACTCTTCCATGAGTCAAAATCCTTGAAATCTTAAGGGTAAGATAAAAGGTCATTAGACAGAATGACACGTTTTATTAATAAATAAAGCTATTGTTTCATTCGTGTGTTTTTCTTTACAAAAGTAATCCTTGCTATGGTTGGTTAATCATGCGTTAATGGTGTTCTGGTTTGTTACAAAATTATCTGAAGCAGTCATTGTTATAATTTTATTATTTGTACCTCTTGAGATTTCCTTGTTGGTTTTTCTCTCTGATATTTTTTTTCGGACCATTCTGCCCAAGGGCTAACTTCTTCAAAAGGTAATAATGATGTCTAACAAAATGACTGGTTTAGTGAAATGGTTTAACCCTGAAAAAGGTTTTGGTTTCATCACGCCGAAAGATGGTAGCAAAGATGTGTTTGTCCATTTCTCAGCTATTCAGAGCAACGATTTCAAAACGTTAACTGAGAATCAGGAAGTCGAATTTGGTATTGAGAACGGACCTAAAGGCCCCGCGGCTGTTCATGTTGTGGCACTTTGAGGTAGAAAATATTACAAACCATATTCACTTTAGATGCCCGTGTTGCCATGGTTCTCAGTATAGAACATCATCTTTTGATGTTTCTGACAGGAATCCTTTCGGGGCAAAATGTATCTTTTGTAAATCAATGATGATTACATTTGATAATATTTCACAATACTTAAATGTTAGCCGTCTGTCGTTAGATTTAAGAAAGTGAAAATGAAGGCTCCTTCGGGAGCTTTTTTGCTTAGTGTCTAGTCGATGGATACTCACATATTACGGTAACATTATGAAAAAAATAATAGTTTTTTTTAACTCTGAACCAGCAATGGTAGTGCCAGTGATGACCGGAGTTAACACCATCATGCGTGAATATCCAAATGGCGAAACAACACACCTCACTGTAATGGCTGCAGGGTTTCCATCTCTGACCGGAGATCATAAAGTCATTTATGTAGCAGCGGATCGACATGTAACTTCAGAAGAAATTCTGGAAGCAGCAATGAGACTCTTGAATTGATTTGATTCTAATGCATTGATAATAAATGATAATCATCTTTATCTGTTTGTGTGAAATTTAGACCGTCGTATGTTGATTATTGCGATGTTTCATCTTATCTTTTATACGTTTGCTCCATATAATTGACACTACTGTGTACCAGGAAAGTCATAACAGACTAAAAGAGGAAATGATGAACATTGAAGAGTTAAAAACAAAAACAGAAGCAGATATTTCTGAATATATAACAAAAAAAATCATTGAGCTTAAGAAAAAGACCGGGAAAGAAGTTACCAGTATCCAGTTTACTGCACGGGAAAAAATGACTGGTCTTGAAAGCTATGATATCAAGATTGATTTAATCTAGTCTGTTTATAGTATTAGCATCAATTTCTTGTCAGATGCTATTCAACAATACAATTTACCCATAAACCTCGTTTTTACGGGGTTTTGTTATATTTAAACATTACCGAATAGATATAAATCTCGATAGTCGGTGGTATTGGTTGTGTGACAATACCTAGTCTTTTCGGTATGCCTGGAGAGAATACAAACGACAGATTATGTAAGGGAAACGCGCTGAAACTTTCACACTTTCATGCTGAGTGATTTGACGTTATATTTTTAGCCGCAAGTGAAGAGCAAACGCATGGAGCGACAAAATGCATAAAGATCAATACACTGATGACTCATCCCTGGATCAGGTCCGTGTAAAAACTATGCTCACTAGCACCATTTCTATGAGTTATCCGGATGTTGTAATTGCATGTATAGAACATCAAGTGTCTCTGGAAGCATTCAGGGCAATTGAGGCAGCGTTGGTGAAGCACGATAAGAATTCGAAGGATTATTCCCTGGTGGTTGACTGATCACCATAACTGCTAACCATTCAAACTATTTCACCTGTGACAGAGTCAATATCGCATTCTGTCACTGTCAGGCTAATACAGAACTACAATTCAACTACTGCAATGCCTCGTAATTAGGTGAATTTACAATATCGTCCTGTTCGGATGCCAACTGCATTTCTGAGGATAAGGCGTTTATGACTCACATATTTGTCCCACACGCTCGCCAGTCCTGTGCGGGGTGGGAGGGGAGGTAAAGAAACCGGGATGTTCATCCATCATCACTTTGGATTGATGTATATGCTCTCTTTTCTGACGTTAGTCTCCGACGGCAGGCTTCAATGACCCAGGCTGAGAAATTCCCAGACCCTTTTTGCTCAAGAGCGATGTTAATTTGTTCAATCATTTGGTTAGGAAAGCGGATGTTGCGGGTTGTTGTTCTGCAGGTTCTGTTCTTCGTTGACATGAGGTTGCCCCGTATTCAGTGTCGCTGATTTGTATTGTCTGAAGTTGTTTTTACGTTAAGTTGATGCAGATCAATTAATACGATACCTGCGTCATAATTGATTATTTGACGTGGTTTGATGGCGTAGATGCACGTTGTGACATGTAGATGATAATTATTATCATTTTGCGGGTCCTTTCCGGCGATCCGACAGGTTACGGGGCGGCGACCTCGCGGGTTTTCGCTATTTATGAAAATTTTCCGGTTTAAGGCGTTTCCGTTCTTCTTCGTCATAACTTAATGTTTTTATTTAAAATACCCTCTGAAAAGAAAGGAAACGACAGGTGCTGAAAGCGAGCTTTTTGGCCTCTGTCGTTTCCTTTTTCTGTTTTTGTCCGTGGAATGAACAATGGAAGTCAACAAAAAGCAGCTGGCTGACATTTTCGGTGTGAGTATCCGTACCATTCAGAACTGGCAGGAACAGGGAATGCCCGTTCTGCGAGGCGGTGGCAAGGGTAATGAGGTGCTTTATGACTCTGCCGCCGTCATAAAATGGTATGCCGAAAGGGATGCTGAAATTGAGAACGAAAAGCTGCGCCGGGAAGTTGAAGAACTGCGGCAGGCCAGCGAGACAGATCTCCAGCCAGGGACTATTGAGTACGAACGCCATCGACTTACGCGTGCGCAGGCCGACGCACAGGAGCTGAAAAATGCCAGAGACTCCGCTGAAGTGGTGGAAACCGCATTCTGTACTTTCGTGCTGTCGCGGATCGCAGGTGAAATTGCCAGTATTCTCGACGGGATCCCCCTGTCGGTGCAGCGGCGTTTTCCGGAACTGGAAAACCGACATGTTGATTTCCTGAAACGGGATATCATCAAAGCCATGAACAAAGCAGCCGCGCTGGATGAACTGATACCGGGGTTGCTGAGTGAATATATCGAACAGTCAGGTTGACAGGCTGCGGCATTTTGTCCGCGCCGGGCTTCGTGCCCTGTTCAGGCCGGAGCCACAGACCGCCGTTGAATGGGCGGATGCCAATTACTATCTCCCGAAAGAATCCGCATACCAGGAAGGGCGCTGGGAAACACTGCCCTTTCAGCGGGCCATCATGAATGCGATGGGCAGCGACTACATCCGCGAGGTGAATGTGGTGAAGTCTGCCCGTGTTGGTTATTCCAAAATGCTGTTGGGTGTTTATGCCTACTTCATAGAGCATAAGCAGCGCAACACACTTATCTGGTTGCCGACGGATGGTGATGCCGAGAACTTTATGAAAACCCACGTCGAGCCGACCATCCGCGATATTCCGTCGCTGCTGGCGCTGGCTCCGTGGTATGGCAAAAAGCACCGGGATAACACGCTCACCATGAAGCGTTTCACCAATGGGCGTGGCTTCTGGTGCCTGGGCGGTAAAGCGGCAAAAAACTACCGTGAAAAGTCGGTGGATGTGGCGGGTTATGATGAACTTGCTGCCTTTGATGATGATATTGAACAGGAAGGCTCTCCGACGTTCCTGGGCGATAAGCGTATTGAAGGCTCGGTCTGGCCAAAGTCCATCCGTGGCTCCACGCCAAAAGTGAGAGGCACCTGTCAGATTGAGCGTGCAGCCAGTGAATCCCCGCATTTTATGCGTTTTCATGTTGCCTGCCCGCATTGCGGGGAGGAGCAGTATCTTAAATTTGGCGACAAAGAGACGCCGTTTGGCCTCAAATGGACGCCGGATGACCCCTCCAGCGCGTTTTATCTCTGCGAGCATAATGCCTGCGTCATCCGCCAGCAGGAGCTGGACTTTACTGATGCCCGTTATATCTGCGAAAAGACCGGGATCTGGACCCGTGATGGCATTCTCTGGTTTTCGTCATCCGGTGAAGAGATTGAGCCACCTGACAGTGTGACCTTTCACATCTGGACAGCGTACAGCCCGTTCACCACCTGGGTGCAGATTGTCAAAGACTGGATGAAAACGAAAGGGGATACGGGAAAACGTAAAACCTTCGTAAACACCACGCTCGGTGAGACGTGGGAGGCGAAAATTGGCGAACGTCCGGATGCTGAAGTGATGGCAGAGCGGAAAGAGCATTATTCAGCGCCCGTTCCTGACCGTGTGGCTTACCTGACCGCCGGTATCGACTCCCAGCTGGACCGCTACGAAATGCGCGTATGGGGATGGGGGCCGGGTGAGGAAAGCTGGCTGATTGACCGGCAGATTATTATGGGCCGCCACGACGATGAACAGACGCTGCTGCGTGTGGATGAGGCCATCAATAAAACCTATACCCGCCGGAATGGTGCAGAAATGTCGGTATCCCGTATCTGCTGGGATACTGGCGGGATTGACCCGACCATTGTGTATGAACGCTCGAAAAAGCATGGGCTGTTCCGGGTGATCCCCATTAAAGGGGCATCCGTCTACGGAAAGCCAGTGGCCAGCATGCCACGTAAGCGAAACAAAAACGGGGTTTACCTTACCGAAATCGGTACGGATACCGCGAAAGAGCAGATTTATAACCGCTTCACACTGACGCCGGAAGGGGATGAACCGCTTCCCGGTGCCGTTCACTTCCCGAATAACCCGGATATTTTTGATCTGACCGAAGCACAGCAGCTGACTGCTGAAGAGCAGGTCGAAAAATGGGTGGATGGCAGGAAAAAAATACTGTGGGACAGCAAAAAGCGACGCAATGAGGCGCTCGACTGCTTCGTTTATGCGCTGGCGGCGCTGCGCATCAGTATTTCCCGCTGGCAGATGGATCTCAGTGCACTGCTGGCGAGCCTGCAGGAAGAGGATGGTGCAGCAACCAACAAGAAAACACTGGCAGATTACGCCCGTGCCTTATCCGGAGAGGATGAATGACGCGACAGGAAGAACTTGCCGCTGCCCGTGCGGCACTGCATGACCTGATGACAGGAAAACGGGTGGCAACGGTACAGAAAGACGGACGGCGAGTGGAGTTTACGGCCACTTCCGTGTCTGACCTGAAAAAATACATTGCGGAGCTGGAAGTGCAGACCGGCATGACACAGCGACGCAGGGGACCTGCAGGATTTTATGTATGAAAACGTCCACCATTCCCACCCTTCTGGGGCCGGACGGCATGACATCGCTGCGTGAATATGCCGGTTATCACGGCGGTGGCAGCGGATTTGGTGGGCAGTTGCGGGCGTGGAACCCACCGAGTGAAAGTGTGGATGCAGCCCTGCTGCCCAACTTTACCCGTGGCAATGCCCGCGCAGACGATCTGGTACGCAATAACGGCTATGCCGCCAACGCCATCCAGCTGCATCAGGATCATATCGTCGGGTCTTTTTTCCGGCTCAGTCATCGCCCAAGCTGGCGCTATCTGGGCATCGGGGAGGAAGAAGCCCGTGCCTTTTCCCGCGAGGTTGAAGCGGCATGGAAAGAGTTTGCCGAGGATGACTGCTGCTGCATTGACGTTGAGCGAAAACGCACGTTTACCATGATGATTCGGGAAGGTGTGGCCATGCACGCCTTTAACGGTGAACTGTTCGTTCAGGCCACCTGGGATACCAGTTCGTCGCGGCTTTTCCGGACACAGTTCCGGATGGTCAGCCCGAAGCGCATCAGCAACCCGAACAATACCGGCGACAGCCGGAACTGCCGTGCCGGTGTGCAGATTAATGACAGCGGTGCGGCGCTGGGATATTACGTCAGCGAGGACGGGTATCCTGGCTGGATGCCGCAGAAATGGACATGGATACCCCGTGAGTTACCCGGCGGGCGTGCCTCGTTCATTCACGTTTTTGAACCCGTGGAGGACGGGCAGACTCGCGGTGCAAATGTGTTTTACAGCGTGATGGAGCAGATGAAGATGCTCGACACGCTGCAGAACACGCAGCTGCAGAGCGCCATTGTGAAGGCGATGTATGCCGCCACCATTGAGAGTGAGCTGGATACGCAGTCAGCGATGGATTTTATTCTGGGTGCGAACAGTCAGGAGCAGCGGGAAAGGCTGACGGGCTGGATTGGTGAAATTGCCGCGTATTACGCCGCAGCACCGGTCCGTCTGGGAGGCGCAAAAGTGCCGCACCTGATGCCGGGTGACTCACTGAACCTGCAGACGGCTCAGGACACGGATAACGGCTACTCCGTTTTTGAGCAGTCACTGCTGCGGTATATCGCTGCCGGACTGGGTGTCTCGTATGAGCAGCTTTCCCGGAATTACGCTCAGATGAGCTACTCCACGGCACGGGCCAGCGCGAACGAGTCGTGGGCGCACTTTATGGGGCGGCGAAAATTCGTCGCATCCCGTCAGGCGAGCCAGATGTTTCTGTGCTGGCTGGAAGAGGCCATCGTTCGCCGCGTGGTGACGTTACCTTCAAAAGCGCGCTTCAGTTTTCAGGAAGCCCGCAGTGCCTGGGGGAACTGTGACTGGATAGGCTCCGGTCGTATGGCCATCGATGGTCTGAAAGAAGTACAGGAAGCGGTGATGCTGATAGAAGCCGGACTGAGCACCTACGAGAAAGAGTGCGCAAAACGCGGCGACGACTATCAGGAAATTTTTGCCCAGCAGGTCCGTGAAACGATGGAGCGCCGTGCAGCCGGTCTTAAACCGCCCGCCTGGGCGGCTGCGGCATTTGAATCCGGGCTGCGACAATCAACAGAGGAGGAGAAGAGTGACAGCAGAGCTGCGTAATCTCCCGCATATTGCCAGTATGGCCTTTAATGAGCCGCTGATGCTTGAACCCGCCTATGCGCGGGTTTTCTTTTGTGCGCTTGCAGGCCAGCTTGGGATCAGCCGCCTGACGGATGCGGTATCCGGCGACAGCCTGACTGCCGGAGAGGCACCCGCGGCGCTGGCGTTATCCGTTGATGATGACGGACCACGACAGGCCCGCAGTTATCAGGTCATGAACGGCATCGCCGTGCTGCCGGTGTCCGGCACGCTGGTCAGTCGGACGCGGGCGCTGCAGCCGTATTCGGGGATGACCGGTTACAACGGCATTATCGCCCGTCTGCAACAGGCTGCCAGCGACCCGATGGTGGACGGCATTCTGCTCGATATGGACACGCCCGGCGGGATGGTGGCGGGGGCATTTGACTGCGCTGACATCATCGCCCGTGTGCGTGACATAAAACCGGTATGGGCGCTTGCCAACGACATGAACTGCAGTGCAGGTCAGTTGCTTGCCAGTGCCGCCTCCCGGCGTCTGGTCACGCAGACCGCCCGGACAGGCTCCATCGGCGTCATGATGGCTCACAGTAATTACGGTGCTGCGCTGGAGAAACAGGGTGTGGAAATCACGCTGATTTACAGCGGCAGCCATAAGGTGGATGGCAACCCCTACAGCCATCTTCCGGATGACGTCCGGGAGACACTGCAGTCCCGGATGGACGCAACCCGCCAGATGTTTGCGCAGAAGGTGTCGGCATATACCGGCCTGTCCGTGCAGGCTGTGCTGGATACCGAGGCTGCAGTGTACAGCGGTCAGGAGGCCATTGATGCCGGACTGGCTGATGAACTTGTTAACAGCACCGATGCGATCACCGTCATGCGTGATGCACTGGATGCACGTAAATCCCGTCTCTCAGGAGGGCGAATGACCAAAGAGGCTCAATCAACAACTGTTTCAGCCACTGCTTCGCAGGCTGACGTTACTGACGTGGTGCCAGCGACGGAGGGCGAGAACGCCAGCGCGGCGCAGCCGGACGTGAACGCGCAGATCACCGCAGCGGTTGCGGCAGAAAACAGCCGCATTATGGGGATCCTCAACTGTGAGGAGGCTCACGGACGCGAAGAACAGGCACGCGTGCTGGCAGAAACCCCCGGTATGACCGTGAAAACGGCCCGCCGCATTCTGGCCGCAGCACCACAGAGTGCACAGGCGCGCAGTGACACTGCGCTGGATCGTCTGATGCAGGGGGCACCGGCACCGCTGGCTGCAGGTAACCCGGCATCTGATGCCGTTAACGATTTGCTGAACACACCAGTGTAAGGGATGTTTATGACGAGCAAAGAAACCTTTACCCACTACCAGCCGCAGGGCAACAGTGACCCGGCTCATACCGCAACCGCGCCCGGCGGATTGAGTGCGAAAGCGCCTGCAATGACCCCGCTGATGCTGGACACCTCCAGCCGTAAGCTGGTTGCGTGGGATGGCACCACCGACGGTGCTGCCGTTGGCATTCTTGCGGTTGCTGCTGACCAGACCAGCACCACGCTGACGTTCTACAAGTCCGGCACGTTCCGTTATGAGGATGTGCTCTGGCCGGAGGCTGCCAGCGACGAGACGAAAAAACGGACCGCGTTTGCCGGAACGGCAATCAGCATCGTTTAACTTTACCCTTCATCACTAAAGGCCGCCTGTGCGGCTTTTTTTACGGGATTTTTTTATGTCGATGTACACAACCGCCCAACTGCTGGCGGCAAATGAGCAGAAATTTAAGTTTGATCCGCTGTTTCTGCGTCTCTTTTTCCGTGAGAGCTATCCCTTCACCACGGAGAAAGTCTATCTCTCACAAATTCCGGGACTGGTAAACATGGCGCTGTACGTTTCGCCGATTGTTTCCGGTGAGGTTATCCGTTCCCGTGGCGGCTCCACCTCTGAATTTACGCCGGGATATGTCAAGCCGAAGCATGAAGTGAATCCGCAGATGACCCTGCGTCGCCTGCCGGATGAAGATCCGCAGAATCTGGCGGACCCGGCTTACCGCCGCCGTCGCATCATCATGCAGAACATGCGTGACGAAGAGCTGGCCATTGCTCAGGTCGAAGAGATGCAGGCAGTTTCTGCCGTGCTTAAGGGCAAATACACCATGACCGGTGAAGCCTTCGATCCGGTTGAGGTGGATATGGGCCGCAGTGAGGAGAATAACATCACGCAGTCCGGCGGCACGGAGTGGAGCAAGCGTGACAAGTCCACGTATGACCCGACCGACGATATCGAAGCCTACGCGCTGAACGCCAGCGGTGTGGTGAATATCATCGTGTTCGATCCGAAAGGCTGGGCGCTGTTCCGTTCCTTCAAAGCCGTCAAGGAGAAGCTGGATACCCGTCGCGGCTCTAATTCCGAGCTGGAGACAGCGGTAAAAGACCTGGGCGAAGCGGTGTCCTATAAGGGGATGTATGGCGATACGGCGATCGTCGTGTATTCCGGACAGTACGTGGAAAACGACGTCAAAAAGAACTTCCTTCCGGACAACACGATGGTGCTGGGGAACACTCAGGCACGCGGTCTGCGCACCTATGGCTGCATTCAGGATGCGGACGCACAGCGCGAAGGTATTAACGCTTCTGCCCGCTACCCGAAAAACTGGGTGACCACCGGCGATCCGGCGCGTGAGTTCACCATGATTCAGTCAGCACCGCTGATGCTGCTGGCTGACCCTGATGCGTTCGTGTCCGTACAACTGGCGTAATCATGGCCCTTCGGGGCCATTTTCTCTTTGTGGAGGAGTCCATGACGAAAGATGAACTGATTGCCCGTCTTCAGGTGCTGGGTGAGCAACTGAACCGTGATGTTAGCCTGACGGGGACGAAAGAAGAACTGGTGCTCCGTGTGGCAGAGCTGGAAGAGGAGCTTGATGACACGGATGAAACTGCCGGTCAGGACACCCCTCTCAGCCGGGAAAATGTGCTGACCGGACATGAAAATGAGGTGGGATCAGCGCAGCCGGATACCGTGATTCTGGATACGTCTGAACTGGTCACGGTCGTGGCACTGGTGAAGCTGCATACTGATGCACTTCACGCCACGCGGGATGAACCTGTGGCATTTGTGCTGCCGGGAACGGCGTTTCGTGTCTCTGCCGGTGTGGCAGCCGAAATGACAGAACGTGGCCTGGCCAGAATGCAATAACGGGAGGCGCTGTGGCTGATTTCGATAACCTGTTCGATGCTGCCATTGCCCGCGCCGATGAAACGATACGCGGGTACATGGGAACGTCAGCCACCATGACATCCGGTGAGCAGTCCGGCGCAGTAATACGTGGTGTTTTTGATGACCCTGAAAATATCAGCTATGCCGGACAGGGCGTGCGCGTTGAAGGCTCCAGCCCGTCCCTGTTTGTCCGGACTGATGATGTGCGGCAGCTGCGGCGCGGCGACACGCTGACCATCGGTGAGGAAAACTTCTGGATAGACCGGATTTCGACGGATGATGGCGGAAGCTGTCATCTCTGGCTTGGACGGGGCGTACCGCCTGCCGTTAACCGTCGCCGCTGAAAGGGGGATGTATGGCCATAAAAGGTCTTGAGCAGGCCGTTGAAAACCTCAGCCGTATCAGCAAAACGGCGGTGCCTGGTGCCGCCGCAATGGCCATTAACCGCGTTGCTTCATCCGCGATATCGCAGTCGGCGTCACAGGTTGCCCGTGAGACAAAGGTACGCCGGAAACTGGTAAAGGAAAGGGCCAGGCTGAAAAGGGCCACGGTCAAAAATCCGCAGGCCAGAATCAAAGTTAACCGGGGGGATTTGCCCGTAATCAAGCTGGGTAATGCGCGGGTTGTCCTTTCGCGCCGCAGGCGTCGTAAAAAGGGGCAGCGTTCATCCCTGAAAGGTGGCGGCAGCGTGCTTGTGGTGGGTAACCGTCGTATTCCCGGCGCGTTTATTCAGCAACTGAAAAATGGCCGGTGGCATGTCATGCAGCGTGTGGCCGGGAAAAACCGTTACCCCATTGATGTGGTGAAAATCCCGATGGCGGTGCCGCTGACCACGGCGTTTAAACAAAATATTGAGCGGATACGGCGTGAACGTCTTCCGAAAGAGCTGGGCTATGCGCTGCAGCATCAACTGAGGATGGTAATAAAGCGATGAAACATACTGAACTCCGTGCAGCCGTACTGGATGCACTGGAGAAGCATGACACCCGGGCGACGTTTTTTGATGGTCGCCCCGCTGTTTTTGATGAGGCGGATTTTCCGGCAGTTGCCGTTTATCTCACCGGCGCTGAATACACGGGCGAAGAGCTGGACAGCGATACCTGGCAGGCGGAGCTGCATATCGAAGTTTTCCTGCCTGCTCAGGTGCCGGATTCAGAGCTGGATGCGTGGATGGAGTCCCGGATTTATCCGGTGATGAGCGATATCCCGGCACTGTCAGATTTGATCACCAGTATGGTGGCCAGCGGCTATGACTACCGGCGCGACGATGATGCGGGCCTGTGGAGTTCAGCCGATCTGACTTATGTCATTACCTATGAAATGTGAGGACGCTATGCCTGTACCAAATCCTACAATGCCGGTGAAAGGTGCCGGGACCACCCTGTGGGTTTATAAGGGGAGCGGTGACCCTTATGCGAATCCGCTTTCAGACGTTGACTGGTCGCGTCTGGCAAAAGTTAAAGACCTGACGCCCGGCGAACTGACCGCTGAGTCCTATGACGACAGCTATCTCGATGATGAAGATGCAGACTGGACTGCGACCAGGCAGGGGCAGAAATCTGCCGGAGATACCAGCTTCACGCTGGCGTGGATGCCCGGAGAGCAGGGGCAGCAGGCGCTGCTGGCGTGGTTTAATGAAGGCGATACCCGTGCCTATAAAATCCGCTTCCCGAACGGCACGGTCGATGTGTTCCGTGGCTGGGTCAGCAGTATCGGTAAGGCGGTGACGGCGAAGGAAGTGATCACCCGCACGGTGAAAGTCACCAATGTGGGACGTCCGTCGATGGCAGAAGATCGCAGCACGGTAACAGCGGCAACCGGCATGACCGTGACGCCTGCCAGCACCTCGGTGGTGAAAGGGCAGAGCACCACGCTGACCGTGGCCTTCCAGCCGGAGGGCGTAACCGACAAGAGCTTTCGTGCGGTGTCTGCGGATAAAACAAAAGCCACCGTGTCGGTCAGTGGTATGACCATCACCGTGAACGGCGTTGCTGCAGGCAAGGTCAACATTCCGGTTGTATCCGGTAATGGTGAGTTTGCTGCGGTTGCAGAAATTACCGTCACCGCCAGTTAATCCGGAGAGTCAGCGATGTTCCTGAAAACCGAATCATTTGAACATAACGGTGTGACCGTCACGCTTTCTGAACTGTCAGCCCTGCAGCGCATTGAGCATCTCGCCCTGATGAAACGGCAGGCAGAACAGGCGGAGTCAGACAGCAACCGGAAGTTTACTGTGGAAGACGCCATCAGAACCGGCGCGTTTCTGGTGGCGATGTCCCTGTGGCATAACCATCCGCAGAAGACGCAGATGCCGTCCATGAATGAAGCCGTTAAACAGATTGAACAGGAAGTGCTTACCACCTGGCCCACGGAGGCAATTTCTCATGCTGAAAACGTGGTGTACCGGCTGTCTGGTATGTATGAGTTTGTGGTGAATAATGCCCCTGAACAGACAGAGGACGCCGGGCCCGCAGAGCCTGTTTCTGCGGGAAAGTGTTCGACGGTGAGCTGAGTTTTGCCCTGAAACTGGCGCGTGAGATGGGGCGACCCGACTGGCGTGCCATGCTTGCCGGGATGTCATCCACGGAGTATGCCGACTGGCACCGCTTTTACAGTACCCATTATTTTCATGATGTTCTGCTGGATATGCACTTTTCCGGGCTGACGTACACCGTGCTCAGCCTGTTTTTCAGCGATCCGGATATGCATCCGCTGGATTTCAGTCTGCTGAACCGGCGCGAGGCTGACGAAGAGCCTGAAGATGATGTGCTGATGCAGAAAGCGGCAGGGCTTGCCGGAGGTGTCCGCTTTGGCCCGGACGGGAATGAAGTTATCCCCGCTTCCCCGGATGTGGCGGACATGACGGAGGATGACGTAATGCTGATGACAGTATCAGAAGGGATCGCAGGAGGAGTCCGGTATGGCTGAACCGGTAGGCGATCTGGTCGTTGATTTGAGTCTGGATGCGGCCAGATTTGACGAGCAGATGGCCAGAGTCAGGCGTCATTTTTCCGGTACGGAAAGTGATGCGAAAAAAACAGCGGCAGTCGTTGAACAGTCGCTGAGCCGACAGGCGCTGGCTGCACAGAAAGCGGGGATTTCCGTCGGGCAGTATAAAGCCGCCATGCGTATGCTGCCTGCACAGTTCACCGACGTGGCCACGCAGCTTGCAGGCGGGCAAAGTCCGTGGCTGATCCTGCTGCAACAGGGGGGGCAGGTGAAGGACTCCTTCGGCGGGATGATCCCCATGTTCAGGGGGCTTGCCGGTGCGATCACCCTGCCGATGGTGGGGGCCACCTCGCTGGCGGTGGCGACCGGTGCGCTGGCGTATGCCTGGTATCAGGGCAACTCAACCCTGTCCGATTTCAACAAAACGCTGGTCCTTTCCGGCAATCAGGCGGGTCTGACGGCAGATCGTATGCTGGTCCTGTCCAGAGTCGGGCAGGCGGCAGGGCTGACGTTTAACCAGACCAGCGAGTCACTCAGCGCACTGGTTAAGGCGGGGGTAAGCGGTGAGGCTCAGATTGCGTCCATCAGCCAGAGTGTGGCGCGTTTCTCCTCTGCATCCGGCGTGGAGGTGGACAAGGTCGCTGAAGCCTTCGGGAAGCTGACCACAGACCCGACGTCGGGGCTGACGGCGATGGCACGCCAGTTCCATAACGTGACGGCGGAGCAGATTGCGTATGTTGCTCAGTTGCAGCGTTCCGGCGATGAAGCCGGGGCATTGCAGGCGGCGAACGAGGCCGCAACGAAAGGGTTTGATGACCAGACCCGCCGCCTGAAAGAGAACATGGGCACGCTGGAGACCTGGGCAGACAGGACTGCGCGGGCATTCAAATCCATGTGGGATGCGGTGCTGGATATTGGTCGTCCTGATACCGCGCAGGAGATGCTGATTAAGGCAGAGGCTGCGTTTAAGAAAGCAGACGACATCTGGAATCTGCGCAAGGATGATTATTTTGTTAACGATGAAGCGCGGGCGCGTTACTGGGATGATCGTGAAAAGGCCCGTCTTGCGCTTGAAGCCGCCCGAAAGAAGGCTGAGCAGCAGACTCAACAGGACAAAAATGCGCAGCAGCAGAGCGATACCGAAGCGTCACGGCTGAAATATACCGAAGAGGCGCAGAAGGCTTACGAACGGCTGCAGACGCCGCTGGAGAAATATACCGCCCGTCAGGAAGAACTGACCAAGGCACTGAAAGACGGGAAAATCCTGCAGGCAGATTACAACACGCTGATGGCGGCGGCGAAAAAGGACTATGAAGCGACGCTGAAAAAGCCGAAGCAGTCCGGCGTGAAAGTGTCTGCGGGCGATCGTCAGGAAGACAGTGCTCATGCTGCCCTGCTGACGCTTCAGGCAGAACTCCGGACACTGGAGAAGCATGCCGGAGCGAATGAGAAAATCAGCCAGCAGCGCCGGGATTTGTGGAAGGCGGAAAGTCAGTTCGCGGTACTGGAGGAGGCGGCGCAACGTCGCCAGCTGTCCGCACAGGAGAAATCCCTGCTGGCGCATAAAGATGAGACGCTGGAGTACAAACGCCAGCTGGCTGCACTTGGCGACAAGGTTACGTATCAGGAGCGCCTGAACGCGCTGGCGCAGCAGGCGGATAAATTCGCACAGCAGCAACGGGCAAAACGGGCCGCCATTGAGGCAAAAAACCGGGGGCTGACTGACCGGCAGGCAGCGCGGGAAGCCACGGAACAGCGCCTGAAGGAACAGTATGGCGATAATCCTCTGGCGCTGAATAACGTCATGTCAGAGCAGAAAAAGACCTGGGCGGCTGAAGACCAGCTTCGCGGGAGCTGGATGGCAGGCCTGAAGTCCGGCTGGAGTGAGTGGGAAGAGAGCGCCACGGACAGTATGTCGCAGGTAAAAAGTGCAGCCACGCAGACCTTTGATGGTATTGCACAGAATATGGCGGCGATGCTGACCGGCAGTGAACAGAACTGGCGCAGCTTCACCCGTTCCGTGCTGTCCATGATGACAGAAATTCTGCTTAAGCAGGCAATGGTGGGGATTGTCGGAAGTATAGGCAGCGCCATTGGCGGTGCATCAGCGTCAGGCGGTACAGCCATTCAGGCCGCTGCGGCGAAATTCCATTTTGCAACCGGAGGATTTACGGGAACCGGCGGCAAATATGAGCCAGCGGGGATTGTTCACCGTGGTGAATTTGTCTTCACGAAGGAGGCAACCAGCCGGATTGGCGTGGGGAATCTTTACCGGCTGATGCGCGGCTATGTCACCGGCGGTTATGTCGGTACACCGGGCAGCATGGCGGACAGCCGGTCGCAGGCGTCCGGGACGTTTGAGCAGAATAACCATGTGGTGATTAACAACGACGGCACGAACGGTCAAATAGGGCCACAGGCGCTGAAGGCGGTTTATGACGTAGCCCGTAAGGCGGCAATGGATGTTGTGACCGGGCAGATGCGTGATGGTGGTCTGTTCTCCGGAGGTGGACGATGAAAACCTTCCGCTGGAAAGTGAAACCCGGTATGGATGTGGCTTCGGCCCCTTCCGTCAGGAAGGTGCGCTTTGGTGATGGCTATTCCCAGCGAGCGCCTGCCGGGCTGAATGCCGACCTGAAAACGTACAGCGTGACGCTTTCTGTTCCCCGTTGGGAGGCCGCGGCGCTGGAGTCGTTTCTGGCTGAGCACGGGGGCTGGAAGGCCTTTCTGTGGACGCCGCCTTATGGCTACCGGCAGATAAAGGTGACCTGCGCAAAATGGTCGTCGCGGGTCAGTATGTTGCGTGTTGAGTTCAGCGCAGAGTTTAAACAGGTGGTGAACTGATGCAGGATATCCGGCAGGAAACACTGAATGAATGCACCCGTGCGGAGCAGTCGGCCAGCGTGGTGCTCTGGGAAATCGATCTGACAGAGGTTGGTGGAGAACGTTATTTTTTCTGTAATGAGCAGAACGAAAAAGGTGAGCCGGTCACCTGGCAGGGGCGGCAGTATCAGGCGTATCCCATTCAGGGGAGTGGTTTTGAACTGAATGGCAAAGGCACCAGTACGCGCCCCACGCTGACGGTTTCTAACCTGTACGGCATGGTCACCGGGATGGCGGAAGATCTGCAGAGTCTGGTCGGCGGAACGGTGGTCAGGCGTAAGGTTTACGCCCGTTTTCTGGATGCAGTGAACTTCGTCAACGGAAACAGCGACGCCGATCCGGAGCAGGAGGTGATCAGCCGCTGGCGCATCGAGCAGTGCAGCGAACTGAGCGCGGTCAGTGCCTCTTTTGTACTGTCCACACCGACGGAAACGGATGGTGCCGTTTTTCCGGGGCGCATCATGCTGGCTAATACCTGCACCTGGACCTATCGCGGTGATGAGTGCGGTTATAACGGTCCGGCTGTCGCTGATGAATATGACCAGCCTACATCCGATATCACGAAGGATAAATGCAGCAAATGCCTGAGTGGCTGTAAGTTTCGCAATAACGTCGGCAACTTTGGCGGCTTCCTTTCCATTAACAAACTTTCGCAGTAAATCCCATGACACAGACAGAATCAGCGATTCTGGCGCACGCCCGGCGATGTGCGCCAGCGGAGTCGTGCGGCTTTGTGGTGAGAACGCCGGAGGGAGACAGATATCTTACCTGCGTAAATATCTCCGGTGAGCCGGAGGAGTATTTCCGGATGTCGCCGGAGGACTGGCTGCGGGCAGAAATGCAGGGTGAGATTGTGGCGCTGGTGCACAGCCACCCCGGTGGTCTGCCCTGGCTGAGTGAGGCCGACCGGCGACTGCAGGTGCAGAGTGATTTGCCGTGGTGGCTGGTCTGCCGGGGGGCGATTCATAAGTTCCGCTGTGTGCCGCATCTCACCGGGCGGCTCTTTGAGCACGGGGTGACGGACTGTTACACGCTGTTCCGGGATGCTTACCATCTGGCGGGGATTGAGATGCCGGATTTTCATCGTGAGGATGACTGGTGGCGTAACGGTCAGAATCTCTATCTGGATAATCTGGAGGCCACAGGGCTGTATCAGGTGCCGCTGTCAGCGGCGCAGCCGGGCGATGTGCTGCTGTGCTGTTTTGGTTCATCTGTGCCGAATCATGCCGCCATTTACTGTGGTGACGGCGAGCTGCTGCACCATATTCCTGAACAACTGAGCAAACGAGAGAGGTATACCGACAAATGGCAGCGACGCACACACTCCCTCTGGCGTCACCGGGCATGGCACGCATCTGCCTTTACGGGGATTTACAACGATTTGGCCGCCGCATCGACCTTCGTGTGAAAACGGGGGCTGAAGCCATCCGGGCGCTGGCCACACAGCTCCCTTCGTTTCGTCAGAAACTGAGCGACGGCTGGTATCAGGTACGTATTGCCGGGCAGGATGTCAGCACGTCCGGATTAACGGCGCAGTTACATGAGGCTCTGCCTGACGGCGCTGTGATTCATATCGTTCCCAGAGTCGCCGGGGCCAAGTCAGGTGGCGTATTCCAGATTGTCCTGGGGGCAGCCGCCATTGCCGGATCATTCTTTACCGCCGGAGCCACCCTTGCAGCATGGGGGACAGCCATTGGGGCCGGTGGTATGACCGGCATTCTGTTTTCTCTCGGTGCCAGTATGGTGCTCGGCGGTGTGGCTCAGATGCTGGCACCGAAAGCCAGAACTCCCCGCACACAGACAACGGATAACGGTAAGCAGAACACCTATTTCTCCTCACTGGATAACATGGTTGCCCAGGGCAATGTTTTGCCTGTTCTGTACGGTGAAATGCGTGTGGGGTCGCGGGTGGTTTCTCAGGAGATCAGCACGGCAGACGAAGGGGATGGTGGTCAGGTTGTGGTGATTGGTCGCTGATGCAAAATGTTTTATGTGAAACCGCCTGCGGGCGGTTTTGTCGTTTATGGAGCATGACGAATGGGTAAAGGCAGCAATAAGGGGCATACCCCGCGCGAAGCGAAGGACAACCTGAAATCCACGCAGTTACTGAGTGTGATCGATGCCATCAGCGAAGGGCCGATAGAAGGTCCGGTGGATGGATTAAAAAGCGTGCTGCTGAACAGTACGCCGGTGCTGGACAGTGAAGGGAATACCAACATCGCCGGTGTCACGGTGGTGTTCCGGGCCGGTGAGCAGGAGCAGACTCCGCCGGAGGGGTTTGAATCCTCCGGTTCCGAGACGGTGCTGGGTACGGAAGTGAAATATGACACGCCGATCACCCGCACCATCACGTCGGCAAACATCGACCGTCTGCGCTTTACCTTCGGTGTGCAGGCACTGGTGGAAACCACCTCAAAGGGGGACAGGAATCCATCGGAAGTCCGCCTGCTGGTTCAGATACAACGTAACGGTGGCTGGGTGACGGAAAAAGACATCACCATTAAGGGTAAAACCACCTCGCAGTATCTGGCCTCAGTGGTGGTGGATAACCTGCCGCCGCGCCCGTTTAATATCCGGATGCGCAGGATGACGCCGGACAGCACCACAGACCAGCTGCAGAACAAAACGCTCTGGTCGTCATACACCGAAATCATCGATGTGAAACAGTGCTACCCGAACACGGCACTGGTCGGCGTACAGGTGGACTCGGAGCAGTTCGGTAGCCAGCAGGTGAGTCGTAATTATCATCTTCGCGGGCGCATTCTGCAGGTGCCGTCGAACTATAACCCGCAGACGCGACAATACAGCGGTATCTGGGACGGAACGTTAAAACCAGCATACAGCAACAACATGGCCTGGTGTCTGTGGGATATGCTGACCCATCCGCGCTACGGCATGGGGAAACGTCTTGGTGCGGCGGATGTGGATAAATGGGCGCTGTATGTCATCGGCCAGTACTGCGACCAGTCAGTGCCGGACGGCTTTGGCGGCACGGAGCCGCGCATTACCTGTAATGCGTACCTGACCACACAGCGCAAGGCGTGGGATGTGCTCAGTGATTTCTGCTCGGCGATGCGCTGTATGCCGGTATGGAACGGGCAGACGCTGACGTTCGTGCAGGACCGGCCATCGGATAAGGTGTGGACCTATAACCGCAGTAATGTGGTGATGCCGGATGATGGCGCGCCGTTCCGCTACAGCTTCAGCGCCCTGAAGGACCGTCATAATGCCGTTGAGGTGAACTGGATTGACCCGGATAACGGCTGGGAAACGGCAACAGAGCTTGTGGAGGACACGCAGGCCATTGCCCGTTACGGTCGTAACGTCACGAAGATGGATGCCTTTGGCTGTACCAGTCGGGGGCAGGCACACCGTGCCGGGCTGTGGCTGATTAAAACGGAACTGCTGGAAACGCAGACCGTGGACTTCAGCGTGGGCGCAGAAGGGCTTCGCCATGTGCCGGGCGATGTCATTGAAATCTGCGATGATGACTATGCGGGTATCAGCATCGGCGGGCGCGTGCTGGCGGTGAACAGCCAGACGCGGACACTGACGCTCGACCGTGAAATCACGCTGCCATCCTCCGGTACCACGCTGATAAGCCTGGTTGACGGAAGTGGCAATCCGGTCAGCGTGGAGGTCCAGTCCGTCACCGACGGCGTGAAGGTAAAAGTGAGTCGTGTTCCTGACGGCGTTGCCGGATACAGCGTGTGGGGGCTGAAGCTGCCGACGCTGCGCCAGCGCCTGTTCCGCTGCGTGAGTATCCGTGAGAACGACGACGGCACGTATGCCATCACCGCCGTGCAGCATGTACCGGAAAAAGAAGCCATCGTGGATAACGGGGCGCACTTTGACGGCGACCAGAGCGGCACGGTGAATGGTGTCACGCCGCCAGCAGTGCAGCACCTGACTGCCGAAGTCACCGCAGACAGCGGGGAATATCAGGTGCTGGCGCGCTGGGACACGCCGAAGGTGGTGAAGGGGGTGAGCTTTATGCTTCGCCTGACCGTGGCAGCGGACGACGGCAGTGAGCGGCTGGTCAGCACGGCCAGGACGACGGAAAACACATACCGCTTCAGGCAGCTGGCGCTGGGGAACTACAGGCTGACAGTCCGGGCGGCAAATGCGTGGGGACAGCAGGGCGATCCGGCATCGGTATCGTTCCGGATTGCCGCACCGGCAGCACCGTCGCGGATTGAGCTGACGCCGGGCTATTTTCAGATAACCGCCACGCCGCATCTTGCCGTTTATGACCCGACGGTACAGTTTGAGTTCTGGTTCTCGGAAAAGCGGGTTGCTGATATCAGACAGGTTGAAACCACAGCCCGCTATCTTGGCACGGCGCTGTACTGGATAGCCGCCAGTACCAATATCAAACCGGGCCGTGATTATTACTTTTATATCCGCAGTGTGAACACCGTCGGCAAATCGGCATTCGTGGAGGCTGTTGGTCGGGCGAGCGATGATGCGGAAGGTTACCTGGATTTTTTCAAAGGCCAGATAACCGAATCCCATCTCGGCAAGGAGCTGCTGGAAAAAGTCGAGCTGACGGAGGATAACGCCAGCAAACTGGAGGAGTTTTCGAAAGAGTGGAAAGACGCCAACGATAAATGGAATGCCATGTGGGGCGTCAAAATTGAGCAGACCGAAGACGGCAGGCATTATGTCGCGGGGCTTGGCCTCAGCATGGAGGACACGGAGGAAGGCAAACTGAGTCAGTTTCTGGTTGCCGCTAACCGTATCGCGTTTATTGACCCGGCAAACGGGAATGAAACTCCGATGTTTGTGGCGCAGGGCAACCAGATATTCATGAACGACGTGTTCCTGAAGCGCCTGACGGCCCCCACCATTACCAGTGGTGGCAGTCCTCCGGTATTTTCCCTGACATCAGACGGAAAGCTGACCGCTAAAAATGCGGATATCAGCGGTAACGTGAATGCGAACTCCGGGACGCTCAACAACGTCACGATTAACGAGAACTGCCGGGTTCTGGGAAAACTGTCCGCGAACCAGATTGAAGGCGATCTCGTTAAAACAGTGGGCAAAGCTTTCCCCCGGGACTCCCGTGCACCGGAACGGTGGCCATCAGGGACCATTACCGTCAGGATTTATGACGATCAGCCGTTTGACCGGCAGATTGTTATTCCGGCGGTGGCATTCAGCGGCGCTAAACATGAGAGAGAGCATACTGATATTTACTCCTCATGCCGTCTGATAGTGCGGAAAAACGGTGCTGAAATTTATAACCGTACCGCGCTGGATAATACGCTGATTTACAGTGGCGTTATTGATATGCCTGCCGGTCACGGTCACATGACGCTGGAGTTTTCGGTGTCAGCATGGCTGGTAAATGACTGGTATCCCACAGCAAGTATCAGCGATTTGCTGGTTGTGGTGATGAAGAAAGCCACTGCAGGCATCACGATTAGCTGAATTTTATAACCCAGATACGGGCACCAGAAATGGTGCCTTTTTTATTTGTGGAGTGAATATGGCAGTACAGATTTCAGGTGTGCTGAAAGATGGTGCGGGAAAACCAATACAGAACTGCACTATTCAACTGAAGGCAAAGCGTAACAGCACCACGGTACTGGTGAACACGGTGGCCTCTGAAAATCCGGATGAAGCCGGGCGTTACAGCATGGATGTTGAGCATGGCCAGTACAGCGTCACCCTGCTGGTTGAAGGTTTTCCGCCTTCACATGCCGGAACCATTACCGTCTATGAAGGTTCCAGACCAGGTACGCTGAATGATTTTCTCGGTGCCATGACGGAAGATGATGTCATGCCGGAGGCATTGCGTCGTTTTGAGGCAATGGTGGAAGAAGCGGCACGCAACGCCGAAGCCGCCTCTCAGAGCGCAGCGGCGGCAAAGAAATCCGAAACTGCAGCGGCATCATCGAAGAACGCGGCGAAAACCTCAGAAACGAATGCAGCTAACAGCGCACAGGCGGCAGCGTCCTCGCAGACTGCATCGGCAAACTCCGCGACAGCAGCCAAAAAATCAGAAACCAACGCGAAAAACAGCGAGACAGCCGCAAAGACGAGCGAAACTAACGCAAAGTCCAGCCAGACGGCAGCGAAGACCAGCGAAACGAATGCCAAAACCAGCGAAACTGCGGCGAAAAACAGTCAGGTTGCAGCAGCCCAAAGCGAGAGCGCGGCAGCCGGTTCTGCGACTTCAGCAGCTGGATCAGCAACTGCTGCGGCTAACAGCCAGAAAGCTGCGAAGACGAGTGAAACTAACGCAAAGTCCAGCCAGACGGCAGCGAAGACCAGCGAAACGAATGCCAAAACCAGCGAAACTGCGGCGAAAAACAGTCAGGATGCAGCAGCCCAAAGCGAGAGTGCTGCAGCTGGTTCTGCAAGCGCGGCGGCTGCTTCTGCCACTGCATCAGCCAACAGTCAAACAGCAGCAAAAACCAGTGAAACCAATGCAAAGACAAGCGAGACTGCAGCGGCGAACTCGGCGAAAGCATCGGCAGCAAGCCAGACAGCAGCTAAAGCAAGTGAAGACGCAGCCAGAGAGTATGCAAGCCAGGCAGCAGAGCCGTATAAATATGTCTTACAGCCACTGCCTGATGTGTGGATACCGTTTAACGATTCACTGGATATGATTACGGGCTTTTCGCCGTCATATAAAAAAATTGTTATTGGTGATGATGAAATAACGATGCCTGGCGACAAGGTTGTTAAGTTTAAACGCGCATCAACTGCCACATATATCAATAAATCAGGCGTATTTAGTGTTGCTAAAATTGATGAACCACGATTTGAAAAAGAAGGTTTATTGATTGAAGGACAGCGCACTAACTATTTTGTTAAATCCAATACTCCCGCTGAATGGACGAGTACCAGCAATATCGATAAAACTAATAATGGTGTTGATGAATTTGGTTTTTCATATGCCAAAATGCGAACAAAAGATAATATGACAGGACAATCATCTGCACTTAGTCTGCATACATGCAGTGCATCCCGGGGGATTGATGTTAGTGGCGATAATAAGTATTGCACTGTTTCATGCAGGGTTAAAGCTCCTGATGGTCTTCGTTGTCGTTTGCGTTTTGAAAAATACGATGGGTCGGTTTATACATTTTTAGGAGATGCTTATTTAACTTTCGGAACTCTGATAATAGAAAAAACTGGCGGAGCAGCCAATAGAATAGCAGCTACTGCAACTAAAGATCCGGTTACAGGGTGGATTTTCTATGAGGCAACTATAGAAGCTGTTGAAGGTGAAACCTTAATTGGCGCAATGATTCAGTATGCGCCGAAAAAAGGTGGTATAACTGAAGCGGGAGATTATATTTACCTTGCAACACCACAATTTGAAAACGGCGGATGTGCTTCATCTTTTGTTATTACGACAACTGCACCCGCAACCCGCTCCAGTGATATGGTGACGATCCCAACTGAAAATAATATCTATAATAGACCGCTTACGTGTCTTGTCGAGGTTAATAGAAATTGGGGCGATATTCCTCCTAATGTAGCACCGCGTATTTTTGATTTTTCTGGTGTGCCACCTATTGAGTCAATTACATACGCTTTTAACACAACTGAGAAATATTACGGTCAGCTTTATATGCAAACTTATAAAGCGTCGACAAGTACTTACGTTTCTAGTGTGTTTGCTGGTCGAACTGATGTTCGAAAATTCATTGGTGGTTTTAATATTTATTCTGATGGTACTAAACGAGTAGTTTCTAACGGTGAGGCTACTAAAACTATGAAAACGGAGTGGACGGGCGTAAAAACACGGACCTTTATTCGAATTGGAGGTCAAGCCACATCGGGAACTCGTCATCTATTCGGCCATTTGAGAAATCTTCGTCTCTGGCATAAAGAATTAACTGATGCGCAAATGGGGGGGAGTATTAAATGAAAGATTTAACACTCAAATTTGCAGACAGGGCCGACTTTTCGGCCTTTATGGAGAGCATTGGCTATTATGATGACGAGTCGATGCAGGATGATATTCTTATTGACGTGATAGGTAATGTGTACAAAGAAACCGGAGAACTTACTGAAGATGGCGAGCCGGTATGTGTTAAGGAGGACGGATATTTTGTAAATGTGCGCATCATTAATGATTCGCAAATATCGTCATTATTCGATGAACACGCGGTTGCTGTTGAGCATCAACTCCGTAGCTGGATGTGAGGAAGAAAAATGGCTACATCGACAGTAATTCCTGATGACATCAAAACGCTAAAGGGAGATGTCAGTAAGGCAAAGGAAGATATTTCCTCAATTAACGTAAAAGTATCAACGCTTCAGACTGATATGGACAGTGCAAAGCAGGATATCAGTACCAGATACACAAAAACAGAAGTGGATAATAAGCTGAAAAACAAAGTGGAAGTGAACGATCTGGAAAGTGGTCGTTATGGCGGAGATTTTTACCCGCTGACTGGCCGTGAAGCGTTTTATTTATGGGGATTGGGCACAACTACAGCGGCGGCAAATCTTTATCTTAATCCTGACCCTGCAATTTCGTCTGTGCTGCGGTCAACATCGTCTATCCGCTATAAACATTCAGTAGAGACGATAGATTCAGAGCACGCCGATCTCATTTTCAGGATGCGCCCTGTGTGGTACAGGTCGCAATGCGAAAATGACAGGCGTGACTGGGGATTCTATGGATTGATTGCCGAGGAAGTAGGAGAAATTGCCCCTCAGTTTGTTCACTGGCGACCAGCCAACGAAGATGATGCACCGGAAACCATTTCCAGCAATGGCCTTGTTGCCGAAGGTGTAATGTACGAACGTCTGGTTGTTCCACTGATTCACCATATCCAGAAACTGACTGAAAGAGTTGATGAACTTGAGTCAGAATTGAAGTTGTTATCAACTTCCCAAAGCGATATCGGATAAAGGAGGAGTAATGGATATAACACCTTTTCTTCATGCGCTTTGTGCTGTGGCTGCGCAGGTAATGATTGGTCTTTTTACCGGAAACTGGGTTTACGGGGCGATAGCCGGTTGTACGTTCTTCATTGCGCGTGAACACACCCAGGCAGAATATCGCTGGATTGAAATGTTCGGGCATGGCAAGCGGATTAACATGCCGTGGTGGGGCGGTTTTGATCCGCGTGTTTGGGATGTGGCAAGCCTGATAGATTTTGCTGTGCCGGTGGTGGCGTGTCTGCTGGTCTGGCTGTTGGTTAATCGTGGGTGAAAAAAGGTGAGCTGTATATGCAACGGAGGAAGAAACCCCGTTGCTGGAAGCCTGGAAAAAGTATCGGGTGTTGCTGAACCGTGTTGATACGTCAACTGCACAGGATATTGAATGGCCAGCACGGCCGTAGGGTAAAACATATAAATTCTATAATTAGATGTATCTTTCCATTTACGGCAAGGAAGGGGGCTTGGAAGACGTAAAGCATCTCACACCGAGATTATTTTTTATATGTCAGGTGTCTGAAGTTTTGCTTTGGCTCTTAAAATGGTTTGCCGCGAGGTTTTGAATTCCCGGGCAATGGCACTTATACTTACACCTGACTTAATTCGTTCGAATACCACCTGTTTCTGTTCTTCATTTAACACAGGTGGTCGACCAAAACGTTTCCCTGCGCCCCGGGCTCTTACTATCCCGGAATGAGTGCGTTCAAGTAAAAGGTCTCGTTCAAATTCAGCGACTGCTGAAATTACTTGCATCATCATTTTTCCTGTTGGACTGGTCAGGTCAATGCCCCCCAATGCTAAGCAATGCACTCTGATACCTGTTTCGGTCAGTTGTTCCACTGTTTTCCTGATATCCATTGCATTACAACCAAGGCGATCCAGTTTTGTCACAATCAATTGATCACCACATTTCAGGCGAGCAAGCAACCGGTTAAAACCAGGACGCTCACTGGTTGCTGCTGAGCCGCTAATGTGTTCTTCGATTATTTGCTGAGGTTTGATTTTAAAACCTGCACTTTCGATTTCCCGGCGTTGATTTTCGGTGGTCTGATCCAGAGTTGATATCCGACAGTAAGCAAAAATTCGAGACATAGTGAGACTCTATACGAAATTGGTGTACATATCATAATGCATATCCAAAAATTATTTCGCTTATTATTGCACATATTTGTATGTATACGTTCGAAAATAAACAAATTCGGATGCAGTCCCGTAATTTTGGTGTAACCCAAAATCGATTTTTTGAAAAATGGCTTTAACTCGGTTTGTTTTTCGAACTCCGGGCGGACTCGAGAAAGACGAATAATAGTGTTGTATGTTGTTTTAGCCAGATTTCAATTTGTTTGGTCTTGGAAAAGTGGAGCAAAAAGTTGTTAAAGTGGAAAAATGGTAAAAAAGTAGGTTGTTGCGGCATAACGTAGTTGTTGATATTTTTTAATGCATTGAAAAATTATTTTTCAGGGGGTGTTTATTACACTTTACCATTTAAATTTTGGTTGTCTTTAAGAACTGATATCGCTGTTTGTAATAATTCTTTGTTATCCAGCCATGACTTTTTCTTTATGTTTCCTTCAATGTAATCAAGCAATGTTCTGGTATTGATAGGTCTTCCCTGTTTTGCCACTTCCACGACAGCATCTCCCAGGATAATTCTGACTTCAGGAAGCTGCGCGGGGAACCACTTTAGGGTGTCTTTTGATTTCAT